GTGCTTACCGATACCAAACTCAAAAACCTGAAACCGCAGAGCAAAATGTACAAGGTCTCCGATCGCGACGGTCTATACGTAGCCGTGCTGATCTCAGGCACCATCTCGTTTCGTTACGATTACCGCATCAACGGCCGCCGGGAGACGCTGGTTATCGGTCAGTATGGTCGTGACGGTATCACGCTGGCTGAAGCCAGGGATGAACTGATAGCGGCTAAAAAGCTGCTGAACGCAGGCCAGTCTCCGGCTGCGGCGAAGCGTGACGGTATCAAACGGATCCGCGGCGCCGAAACATTTACGGTACATACCGACGCCTACATGAAACATGTGGTCCTGGCCGACAGCACGCGGTCTATGAAGCAATCAGTAATCGACCGGGATATTTTGCCTGTTCTCGGAAACAAAATGATGTCCGAGATAACGACCCCTATGGTGCGTGATCTTTGCGATCGCATAGTCGAGCGCGGCGGACGTGCGACGGCGGTGCAGGCGCGTGAAATCATCAGCAGCGTTTACCGGTACGCCAATGACCGCGGGCACGGGTTATTCAACCCGGCCGCAGATATCAAACCTTCGGCGATCGCCATGTTTAAACCGCGTGACCGTTGCCTGCAGCCGGAAGAAATCGGCGTGCTGTTCAGGTCGCTCGACACCGTCAGCACGTTGCCAACCTTAAAACTGGCTGTGAAGCTCATCCTGATCACGATGGTACGCAAAACCGAGTTCATCATGGCGACGTGGAAAGAGGTGGATTTCAGCAAAGGAACCTGGACGATCCCATCTGACAGGATGAAGGGGAGCCGGTCGCACGTCATCTACCTTCCTCCTCAGGCGCAGGATCTGATGGTAGGCCTGCAGATGTGTGCCGGCGGGAGTGACTATCTTCTGCCCGGGCGCTACAGCACCAGTAAGCCGTTATCCAATGCCGCTCTGAACTCAGTCATCGATCGCGCGGTTGCTGCGGCAGCGGATGCCGGGGAGAACCTGCAACCTCTAACAGTGCACGACCTGCGGCGTACAGCGAGCACGCTTTTGCATGAAGCGGGATTCCCGTCAGACTGGATAGAGAAGGCGCTGGCGCATGAACAGAAGGGCGTGAGGGCGGTTTACAACAAGGCCGAGTATTCCCGGCAGCGGGCCTACATGCTGCAGCAGTGGGCAAATATGGTTGATGCATGGATAAACGGGGAGCATTACGACCTGGTGCCGTTCTCCCCGTCTGCATTTGAAAAGTGGATGAATGAACAATAGTCCGCCAGGAGGCGGCTCATTGTGTCGCCTTCGAAGAATTCTCAAAGAGACCGCGCAGGAACTTAACCATCGCGTTTGCAGAATCCCGCTGCTCACGGTAGCGCGCCGCTTCTCGCTGCAGGTGAAGGATCTCACCATTCCTCTGGTTGATAATGGCGCGCGCCTCTTCGAGTTGTCGTATCAGCGAGGCCTCTTCGGCAATGTTCATGCGGCCTCCGTCTTCACTACCGGCACAGCGCAGCCTGGAAGCAATTCAACCGCCGGCGCCGTGCACTGGTTACCCCACACGTCGAAACCGTGAGACGACTGGCGGGCGAAGAGCTCAATGCGCGGGACATCGCCAAGCAGCTGCACCAGTTTCTCGCGGATAACGTCTGGTTTGCGCGAGTTCTCCAGGCGCGGCGCCGTGACATGCTGGCAGATTGAGGCATCCATGCGGGCAGGTAGTTTTCCGCGCACGGCAAACAGGCAGTCTTCGCTGTTCGCCCGGGTCATATGGCCCATGCCGATCGCACTGTTGCCTTTGTGCTTGTTTGTCTTGTGCCAGGTGAATCCCTTCATGGTCATCAGGCGGAATCCCCAGGCCTCCATGACTTTCAGCGCCTCTACCGGCTGAGTCGGTACCCACCACATAGCCAGAAGGCAATCTTCGGCGGCGAGCTCCCATACTGGCAGTCGGCAGATGTCAAGAACGTTCATAACCGGATATTTGAACGCGGCGCCGCGCTCGCCGTCTGCTGCTTTGTCACGGTAAACCCAAGGAGGGTCAGCGTAGATAAGAGTGTATTTTCCCGTCATGCTGCCCCCTTCTTGCTATTCAGTTGCTCCGCCAGGCGCTGTGCCTTCAGCGGGTTCTGGATAACCTGGCCGCCGGGCGCCAGCCAGCCACGGCGCACGGACGAATAAACCAGCGTGATACTTCCTACGCGAATGCTGTCGTGTGGGTTAGTCATAAATCACCCCGGCGGTTGCGCAGATCCCGGCATAGCATCCCTGGCGAAGCCGATTCCCGCGGCCAATGCACTGATCGCGGCGTATAGCGATACGGGCCCGCTCAACCTCGCCAGTGGCCGCATCCATGCACTCAAGCCAGAGGCGAGCGGCCAGGCGGTACTGGCCTTTGTTCTCGCGAGCAATAGCGCGCTGCTCGATCTCCATTGCCGCCGGCGTTACGGCGACAAGAGGGGGCGCTTTGCGCTGCGAGACATAATCCGCGTGGTATTTTTCCATCCGATTCATCGTATCCAACCCTCTCGAAAAATGACCGCCAGCAGGAACAGCCAGGCGGATACGGCGGCCAGGTACAGAAACCATCCTGACCACCTTCCCCAGTACCTCGCCAGCGACGTCACGCCGCGTTACCAACCGGGCGAAATACTCGCTGCTCAACCGGAGGCTTTTTTCCAGCAAACTCCGTTGTGCCGTTCTGCTGACGTTCATCAAGCCAGCGCTCGATCTCTTCGCTGTTCCAGGCACAGCGCTTGTCTGTGATCCAGAAACGCTTAGGGAACTCCCCGTTTTTCTCCATGCGGTCGATAGTGCTCATCGATACGGGCACCACCGCCAGCAGTTCCTTTTTGCCTAATGCACCTTTCATCGTTACCTCTCTTTTTTCAGTGCGGCGCGCCCGGCGCCGCGGTGGTGGTTACATAGGGACTTCGTTCAGTTCGTCTTTGCGGATGCCGTATACATCGGTAGCTGCGTCCAGTAACTCCTGGTTACCAGCCAGGCGGTGGGCCGCGTATTTGTAGGCCTTGTCCAGTTCAGCAACGTTACGAGCCGCCATAGCCGCAGAAGAGAAGCCAGAGAGAATGTCTTCCGGTGCGCGGTCATCAGTCTTTTTCGCCTTCTCTTCATGGTGCTGATCGGGGTGCGAATTGATCAGCTGATTCATCCCCGCAGCGGTGCTAGCTGGTGGCGTAATGTCGCGCTCAACACGCGGCGCCGTTTCCTGAAGCTCATCAGGCGTGTAGACGCCAAGTAGAACATCAGGGGCGTGCAGGCGTGCCCAGCGCTTAACGCACAGGTAAGCCAGTTGCTGACGCGGGTCCTGCTCCCAGAGAGGGGAGTTGCGCACGCCGGCTTGCGCCATGCTGATGGTCAGGGTGCGAGGCTCAGATTCGCCTTTAAGGGTTGCCCACACTGTCACTGTAAGGCTCGGAGATTTGTCGGTTTTCCCGCTTACTTTTGACCAGTCGCCATCCCATTTGTAGTTCAGGCGAGTGGCCAGAAGGTTTGAGGAAGAGACAACCGCATTAACCAGTTGCGCTTCATAGCCCAGCGTGCCGTTAACCACATGGGTTTTCTGCGCCACCGCGAACGGGTTCATTCCCCACTGCGCCGCCTGCATAGTGACTGCCAGGCAATCAGCTGGCTTTCCAGCGAGGTGTGCCGGAACGGTGGCTTTGCTGTCAGCCATCAGGGTGGCAAATCGCACCAGGCGATCCATCCCTTCCGGGCTGAAGATTGCCGCGGCGGTGCCGACGGTAGCGCCAGGCTGAGAAGTGATTGCGATTTCGTTGCTCATACGTACATATCCTGTTTACGTGCCCACTCAGGGCGTTTAATAACTTCAAATCCACCCCAGTCGCCTGTTTCGCGGCACTGGTGATAGGTATTCAGATCCCGGCGGTAGAGCGCATGCCCTGTGTCCACGTCCTGCGCATCCAGTTCGAAAACCCGCACCGGGTAGCGGCCGCAGTCAATGGTTTCGCTCACTGCCAGGAAGAAGAATCCATGCGGATCGCCGGTGGTTTGCTGCGCGCCTTCGCGGTACATCGCGTCCTGTACGTGGTACCGGAATTCCTCAATGTGGCGCGAGAAACGCTCCATATCGGCAACCTTCTTCACGTCCAGCAGGACAGGGTGATTCTTCAGGCGCTTGTCCGGGCGTATGCGGCACAGCTCGCCAGTCTCCGGATCCGTCCAGTAGTGGGAGGCTTCGCAGAATCCTTCTGCCTCAAGAAGCCAGCGCGCTGCCGGGTGCGCCATTGCGCTATCACGCATCAGTTTCAGCTTCCGGCCCTGTTCGGCGTCCATTACCGTCATGCCCATGTTCTCGACGTCTTTCAGGAAGGCTTCCTGATCTGCTTTCCCCTGGTTGGTTCTCAGGTTGAACTGCGGCGCCACGATGAAGCGCTTATCGAACTCTTCCGGCTCCAGAAGAAGGCAGTGCAGGGCAGTACCCATATCAAGAGCTTTCAGCTTTTCGGTATCGACCGGTGCTGATTTCTGCCACTGCAGAAGGGCCGGGCTCAGCGCCACCATATCCAGCTGTGATTTACTCACGCCGTCTCCGGCGTGGTAGTCCTCATTGCTGATATCGAAGTAAATTCCTGGTGTCATGCCGCGTTCCTCGCCGTATCCAGCTGGTCAGCCAGATCCCACTTTGCGATGATGCTAGTCAGCGCGGCCTGGTACGCCGCGAGAGCTTCTTCGAATTCCGGGCTCATCATCAGTTCTTCCAGAATCTCGGTGCGCACGCCTTTGCGCTCCAGTTCGTAGAAAGGTTTCTGCAGCTGGTGGTATTTGAGCGCGTCGATCAGCTCCACCTGGCGCTCATAGTGCATCTGGCTCAGCTGGTAGTTGCTGTCGATGCTGGTCATGATTTTTTTCAGGTTGTTAATCTGCTGAGTGTTCATACGCACCTCAGTACTTGATAGAGACTGCAGATACCTTCCCGCTGGCGATGGCGATCAGTGCCTTCTCTGCCATTTCCTGCGTAAGTCCGCTTTCAATCAGGTCTGCGATAGCCTGTCGATTGATGCTGCGGCGGTGCTCTTTATCAGCGGCACGGCGCGCTTCTTCTTCCGCAATGCGCTTCTGCTCAGCCAGGCGCGCTGATTCAGCTTCCTCCTGACGGCGGCGCTCCGCTGCGATAGCAGCGTTCTTTTCCTGCTCAGCTTTTTCCGCAGCGGCTTTTGCTTCACGCTCTGCTTTCTGCTGGGCTTCAATTTTTTCGCGCTCCGCGCGTTCAGTTGCAGCTCTGGCTTCAGATTCACGGCGTGCAGCAGCATCAATTTCAGCCTGTGCTTTTGCCTCTGCATCACGCTTAGCCTGTTCAGCGGCTTCACGGCGGATATTCTCTTCACGCTCAAGGCGTGCTTTTTCTTCTGCCTCTTTGCGCAGGCGATCAAGCTCAGCGGCTTCATGTTCGCGCTTTTGCGCTATTACCAGCGACGCTTCCAGTTGCTGAATAGTTGAATCTTTAGCCACTCCCGCCTCTGCTGCGCGTTCCTGCCAACTGTCATCCAGTACCACGGATTTAGCTTCCAGAATGCGCGCCTGAATATCAGCAGAAGGCAGGTAGTTACCGGCGGTGTCGATCACGTCAGACAGCGCACGCAAATCCACAAGGCGCTGCTGCAGTGCTTCGGTGCGCGCCTTTTCAGCCTCTTCCCACTCGGTAAGAGGGCGGCGCACTTCATCGCGCAGCTGATCGCATTCGGTGACGAAGCGACGCAATTCAGCTTCAACCACTTTCGGCTGCTCCTTGAGGCGCTTCAGGTAATCCCTGCCAGGTTTCTCGACAGCAGTTTTGCTGCGTGATACCTGTGCGGCCAGCGATGCAATACGAGCCCGTCCCTTTGCAGTACTCAGGTCAGGAACTTCGTTTACTCCGGCGCGGATCTTTTCCAGGAAGGAATCAAGCCCGTTCTCAACGTAAATTGCCGGCGCCATGTCTGGCGCGATTTCGATAATTGCTAAATCAGTCACTTACTCACCCCCATACCCATTTCCGTTTTTGCTGCCAGTTTGCTGACGAACGCCCAGCTGATTGCTTCCGGCAACGTGCGAAACTTCCAGCTCATCAGCCCGCATGCCGTAACGCAGTACCAGCCGTTAATGATTTGCCATTGCATACACACCTCACTATTACCATTTGGTAAATATCAGGGGTATGAGAAAGCCACCCGGTGGTGGGTTTCTGGTAATTCAACGCCCTGCTGTTACCGTTAAGGTAATAATCTGATCAATTTTCGAATTAGTCAATAGATGTGATGAGGAAAAGTTTACCAAAACGGTAAATGTATGAGGCGCGGGAAGTTATCCCCCCGGCAGGAGTGACAGGTAGATTAGAGGTTTACTGGTTCTGGCTGACGATGAACTTGATGAAGGCGGTGATCTTGTTTTTCTCTTCCTGCGGCAGCCTGGCGTATTCGTGGTGGTCATAGTCAATCAGACCAGCATTACCAGGCGGCAGGATCAGCTCATATGCATCGCGGCCGAACGCCCGCGCGATAGCCGCCAGTACGCCAATGCTGGTTGAACCTTCTACGTTCAGGATGCGATTTACGGTCGCCTGACCGATGCCGGCCGCTTCCGAAACCTTTTTCTCAGAGTTCAGATTCGGATGCTCTCCCATCCATACACCCAGGGTAAAAGCTGCCTGCTTTTCTACGCTCCATTCCTGCGGGTCGATAATCTTCGGCAGGATCGGGTTGTCAGAAAGATGGTCGACATCCAGCCAGAATCGCTCTTTCCTGGTGAAAGCTTCGATCTCGCGTGCGACGCTTGCGCCGATATTTTTTGTCCCTTTGCTCCACCTGTTAACGAGATTCGCTGATTTTTTGAATCTCTCGGCAAACCGGAGTTGCGTGTTATCGAAATCCTTCCGGATTATCTCGTTGAGGTTGTCGCGTCTTATGTCGTAGATGCTTTTCATTTCTATTTTTTTAGCCTGAAATTGTTACCTAACTGATTAAATTTAATAGAATATTACCATAAAGGTAAACTTACCAAAAAGGTAACAGTCATTGATTTTTACACCAGATTGGTAATAATCAGGCTGTCTAAAGTTAGTCCGGGACTAAAAAAATATGAGCGATGTGCAAAAATTTGACTTCAAACGCTGCTGGCTCGACCTCTCTCCGGCAGAGCGAGAAGAGTTCGCAAGTGACGCCGGCACGACCAGCCACTACATTCAGGTTCACCTGACTGGCCGTAGAAGAATTCCACGTAAACCTCTGTTAGAAAGACTGTTTAAAGCCTGCAAATCCCGTAAGTGGATCACCGCAAAATCCGACCTGGTCCTCTGGTTCCACGAACGTTAATCCTCAAAACTCACCCGCGCCGCCACCCCCAGGCGGCTCCTGCCTCTCCCTGAATACCAATCTGGTAATAATTATCCAAATACGGTTGATCTTTTTTTGGCTTGCTGCAAAATTACCAAAGACAAATGCAGAGAGAGGGCAAGTCGATGAAGCGAATTACCCAGCGAGAGGCCATTGAGCAGGGGCTCACCCGGTTCTACACAGGGAAGGCGTGTAAGCATGGCCATGACAGCGAGCGATACACCATCAGCGGCGAGTGCGTTACGTGCAATAACGAGCGCGCGCGCCGGCAGGCGCAGATGAGAGCGGAGCGTCTGAAAGCAGCCAGAAAGGCCAGGGAGGCAGCATGACGCCTTCAGCTTACTACAACGAGATCGACCCATTCGCGGCGCAGTGGCTGCGTAACCTCATAGCCGCCGGGCATATCGCCCCGGGCGAAGTTGACGAACGGAGTATTGAAGATGTCACACCTGACGACCTCAGAGGATTTACCCAGTGCCACTTTTTCGCTGGTATCGGCGTCTGGTCTCATTCCCTCCGCCTCGCCGGATGGCCAGATGATCGCCCGGTCTGGACTGGCTCCTGCCCGTGCCAGCCTTTCAGCGCGGCAGGCAAAGGCGATGGGTTTGCTGACGAGCGGCACCTATGGCCCCACTTCTTCCATCTCATCAGCGAGTGCGGACCTCAGCATGTCTTTGGCGAACAAGTTGCAAGCGGTAACGCAAACGTATGGTTCGATCTTGTACAAGCTGACCTGGAAGGAATGGGGTACGCCTTCGGGCTTGTGCCGTTTACGTCAGCGGGCATCGGTGCTCCGCACATCAGAGAGCGAGCCTACTGGGTGGCCCACGCCCACGGCGTCATCAGTGACCGGCGCGGGGACGTCAGGGCGCCAGGGCGGGATGAATATTCAAACGGCGGCGATGATGACCGGCTGGCCGACTCCAACCACGATCGACAACAACCAGGTCAGGGGGCTGGGTGCCGCTGCCAATGCGCCGAACAGGGGATCGACATTGGGAGGGGCGGCGAGAATGGCGGGCTGGGTAACGCCAACGTCGCGCGACTGGAAGGACTCGGCGGGAATGACTGCGCAGCGGGACGGGAAGGAACGACTGGACCAACTGCCGCGCCAGGCGTTCATGACGGGTTGGCCAACACCACAAGTCAACTACATCATCAATGCAACGACGGTACAAATGAGCGCGGACGGCAGGGAAACACCGAAAAAAATCGGATGGGCGGCGAGCCTGTGCGGCCCCTTGAGGTTAACGGTTTTTGGAGAGATGCGGACTGGCTCTTTTGTCGAGATGGAAAATGGCGTCCAGTTGAACCCGGCACATTCCCGCTGGTTGATGGGGCTGCCGCACGCATGGGACGAGTCGAGCCCGGGGTGGCAAGAGTGGCAAGCAGCAACCGCATCGGCCGCCTGAAAGGGTACGGTAACGCTATAAACGCACAGGCAGCTGCGGCTTTCATTCGCGCTTATATGGGGGTGCAGGATGGCCAGTAGCTGGATAAAAGTTGAGGTGATCACACCAGACAAGCCGGAGATTTTCCAGATAGCAGAAATCATGAATATCGACCCCGACGCGGTACTCGGTAAGCTCGTTCGCATATGGGCATGGGCGGATCAGCAGACTGTCGACGGTAACGCTGGCAGCGTTACAAAAGGAGTGCTTGACCGTATCGCTTTTATTACAGGATTCGCTGATGCACTGATCGCTGTTGGTTGGCTCGCTTACGACGGCAACAAGCTTATTCTCCCCAACTTTGAGCGCCATAATGGGGAAAGCTCTAAAAAACGGGCACTTACTAACAGAAGGGTTGCAGCACACCGCAAAAATGAAACGCAGAAAGTAACGCTGGCTGCGTTACAAAAAGCGTTACCAGAGGAAGAGGAAGAGGAAGAGGAAGAGGAAGAAGTAAAAGATAATATCCCCCCTAACCCCCCAAGGGGGAGGGAGCCAAAAAAATCTTATCCGTATCCTGAACAGCTCAATGCCGAAGCCTGGGATGAGTGGAAGGCCTACAGGTCAGAAATGCGGTTTAAAGCCTACGCGCCAACTGAACGGAGCGAGGGCGCAGCAATCACCGAACTGATTAACCTGTCTGGCGGCAACCACACACGGCAGATGCAGATTGTGAAGCAGAGCATGGCGAAGGGTTGGAAAGGGCTGTTCGAGCTGAAAGGCGGCTCTGGGCAGCGAGATGTGAACACCATATCCCGTGCGGATACCGAGATCCCGCCAGGATTCAGGGGAGGCCCGGCACCCTGACAGCCAGCGCAGCGCGGAAGCGCGTTTTTTTACGCCTTAATGTTTACCAAAAAGGTAATAAAATATGCGCAAGACTATTGATATTGATCCGTTTATGGTTATAAATTACCAATAAGGTAAAAATCATGCGAAAGACACTACAGGCACTTGGCCGGCTTAAAGCGGGCCAGATGAACAAAACCGAAACGGCGTATGCGCAAAAACTTGAACTGCGCAAGCGCTACGGGGAAATCGCCTGGTACCGGTTCGAAGGCATCAAGCTGCGTCTGGCTGACAACACGTTCTACACGCCTGACTTCGCCGTGATGCTGGCAAACGGCCAACTGGAAATGCACGAAGTGAAGGGGGGGTACTGGACCGACGATGCCAGGGTGAAAACCAAAGTCGCCGCCGACCAGTACCCATTCCGGATCATCGGAGTAACGAAGCTCCCGGCAAAAGCCGGCGGCGGGTGGAAGGTCGAAGAGTTCTAAAACAACGATCTTCATTGATATCAATTGAATCAATAAGTTAAACGGGTAAGCGGGGGTAAGTATGGATTTTGATTTCGTGAATTACAGTCGGAGGTCACTGCTGCTGTTCGTGATGGTGGCAAACATCATTGGTTGGGTGGCAATCGTCGCCGTCCTGTATGTGGCTTATCTGGTGATCGAGTGGGTGGCGGCATGAACATCGAAACAGTAAACGAGCTCATTCAGTCGCTGGAGTCGGCGGGCGAGCCGTCGATCAGAGAGCAGAAGTTCCTGAAGCTGGCGAAAGCGTACCAGCAGCTGGCGGCGGAGAATGTGGCGTTAGCTCTGGAAAATGTAGCGATGAAACAGATCGTTGACTCCGTAACCAACCTGGATAACGAACCTCAGTACCACGCCGAAGGCATGGGGTGCGGACTGGAAGACCGAGGTATTACTGACCGGTACGATGCCTGCCGCTATGGCTGGGATGAAGCTATGGAGCGGATATACGGCGAAGTGATCCCATGTGCCGATGAGCTGGACTTTCCCGCCACCGACGCCTTCCTGGCCGGGATTAAGGCTGATGGCCGCGTTGAAGGTGCGCACTTTGTGGCTAACCGAATGCTGGCTGCCTGGGATGCCGGTTTCATCGAAGACACCGCCAAAAACGCAGCAGATATCGCTCGCATGATTCTCGCCTCAACCGAGTTTATGGCAAATGCACCAGAGGGTGATTTCGACCGTTCTTTTGCTGATGACATCTTGGCAGATATCGCCAAGCAGTTGCGGGAGGGGGACGGAAAATGAGCATCGCCACTTATCTCAATACCGGTTTAGCCATTCTGGGATGGGCATACATCATGGTTAAAACAGGCCAGTGGATTACCAAAAATGCTCTGAGGCAGTGGGACAAGCGTCGTAAGGAATCTCGCCGCCAGAAAGCTGTGAATGAGTTTTATGACGCCTTTGAGCTTAACAGCCTGGAACCTGGCTCTACCGTTCGCCTGGCCACTAAAGGCGACCTGACAATCATGATGTTCCGCAGCGAGGGGGCCGACAAATGATCCACTTCCACGGAGGGCCAATCACGCCAGATACCTGTGCGTTGAAGGCGTGGAAAGGTCGCCATGCGTTCATTAGCTTTGCAAACGCTGGTCAGTTAGCACTGGCTAGCGAGGTTACTCAGTCATTTGCTCTGGATAACGGCGCATTCAGTTTCTGGACGAAAAAACGCGTTGTGGACTGGAACGAGTATTACCGGTTCGTCGAGCGTTGGGCTAATCACCCGCGGTTCTCATTCGCCATTATCCCTGACGTTATCGGCGGCAGTAGCGAGGAAAACGATGCGCTGATAGCAGAGTGGCCGCACGGAAAGTTCATTGGGGCGCCAGTGTGGCACATGAACGAACCAGACGAGCGGTTTATTCAGCTCTGCAATGAGTTCCCCCGCGTGGCAATCGGCAGCATGGGCGAATACGACGCAAAGCGGCCGCGCCGCTGTGTGGCCCGCCTGCGTGACTTAATCCGGCATGTTGTGGATGAGAACGGCTACCTGATTTGCAAACTGCACGGCCTGCGGATGCTTAATGCCGATATTTTCCGCCATATACCGCTGTCATCAGCTGATAGCACAAACGTGGCCCGCAATATCGGCATCGATAAATCTTGGCAGAAATCAGCCTATGCACCGGCCAGCAAAGAAACCAGAGCCGCTGTACTCGTTGAACGTATCGAGTCAATGAACAGTGCCAGTGCGCTCAACTATAACGCCGAACGCGACCGCTTTATGCCGCAATTGGCCTTTGAGATTTAGGGAGTCAACCATGACCAAATCAACCATAACCAGAGAGCGCCTGCAGGAATTAGCTGAAGGTCAAAGCGGGTTCAATCTTCGAACTGCCACACACGAAGAGTCTCAGGAGTTGGCCCGCATGGCGCTGGCCGCAATGGACAGCGATCCGGTGGGTACTCTCAGCGTTAGAAAAATGAGCTACAGCGGCAAGAAAATCGGCAATCAGTTTGGGTTTACCCATAGCGATGCTGCGATGACAATTGCCGAGGGTGATTACCTGCTCTACCGCCACCCGCAGCCAGCACCAGCAAGCGAACCTGTGGCGCAAATTGAGGTATTGAGCGGCGTACTCGTTAATGAGCGATGGATGCACCAGAGCCTGCCAAATGGCTGGCATGACCTGTTTGCTGGCTGCCACCAGCAGCCTCCAGTAACGGATAAGCAGCCAGCGATGGTAGTACAATGCCCATTCCCGTGCGGCTGGGACAACCTGAACAAATTAGCAATTCAGGATGCGGCGCTTGTTGCTCGCGGTTTAGTCGAGGGTGAACCAACTACAGAGACGCATCGTCATGCCGCTATATCGAACAACGATCGCCTGCTGAAAGTTATTTCTGCCTGCCGCGCCGCCATGCTCCAGGCTGGCAACCATCCGGCAATTCCGGATAGATGGATTCCGGTAAGCGACCAAACGCCACCCGATAAAGAATACGTCTGGTGCTGGGGAACATATGATGAAGTGGGTGGGCCTGATGGGTTCGAAGGGTATTACGATGCGTCTCACGGGAAGTGGTGGGCATCAAACAACGGCGATTACGTTGATGGTGGGTATGGTCGCGAATACAGAGCTACCGTCACCCACTGGATGCCGCTGCCAGCTACCCCGCAGGAGGTTAACAATGCCTCCAGTTAGAGTAGTGGTTATCACCGTAGTCATGGTGGCCATATGCCAGCTCATCGCCGGGTATGATATGGGGTTCTGGTAATGCCTAAATCCCCCGCAGAACGCAAAGCCGCGCAGCGAGCGCGGCAGTCCGCCGCCGGTGAGCGCAAGCTCGAACTGGTTCTCGATGAGCAGGAAATGGAGATGCTGGCCCGTAACTGCGCCGCCCGGCGACCGGGTCGTGCGCCGTATGAAATGGCTGAGTACATCGCGCTGCTTATCCGCCAGGATGATGCCCGGGTTAGCGGGCGCATCCGGTCAATCAGCAAGCGCCAGTGCGGTAAGTGCGGCGATCAACTGCCGGTAACTTCATGCCCGCACTCAGGAGAAGCCGCATGCTGGGTGATGTACGGTTGGCACGAAACCAAACTACCGCTGTGACATGTCATGACAGATTGACTAAATCCTCACATGATTATACTGTTTAAATATACAGTATTTTAGGGGTGAAGATCATGGGTGGCAAAGACCGTAATTATACTGTCGTTTACCGCGGGGATTTTATCGACGCCGTACCTGATGGCCGATGGATGATGATACAGCGTGGCAAGGAGTTCGGCGGCGGGTACTGGTTTGGTCGAGCTTATGCCGATTGCTTCTGGCTTGAGTTTGAGCGGCCAATGCCACTATCAAGCTGTGTTGAGTACGTCGTGCTCTACGACCATGTTGCTGCCCGAGCTCATGAGTTTGAGGATGAATTTAAACTGGAATGACCGCGGCCGCCGACTATGGCGGCTTTGTTTTGCGTGTTACTATTACCTAAAAGGTAATTATTTTCGGGGTGTTTACCATGCCAAAGGATCCGAAGCGCAAATCAACTCAGTACAAACCGTTGACGGTGATGCAGGAAGCCTACGCCCAAGAGTATGTGAAATGCCCTGAAAATCAGACACAGGCGGCCATCAATGCCGGGTTCTCCCCAAAGTCTGCCCACGTCAAAGCCAGCACGATGATGCGTGATGAGCGTATCCAGAAACGAATCGCTGAGCTGATGGAGGAGCGCAACAAGCGCCTGCGCGTCAGTGCCGATTACGTGCTGCTGCGCCTGGTGGAAATCGACCAGATGGATGTGATCGACATCCTCGACGATGAAGGCGGACTGAAGCCGATTAGCCAGTGGCCTAAAGTCTGGCGAACGTCGATCAGCGCAGTGGATATAAACCGCATCAGGATGGCGATGAAGGATGACGAGGAAGATATCGAGTCCACGCTGCAAAAAATCAAATGGCCCGACAAGGTGAAAAACCTCGAGCTCATCGGTAAGCACGTCGACGTTAACGCGTTCAAAGAGCGCCTGGAGGTTTCCGGCACAGTCACGATTGCCGACCGCATGGCCGCCGCCCGGCGCCGCCTGAAAGAGCGCCAGGGTGGTGACCAGTGACAGACGCCGCTTTATCCCCGGAAGAACAGCTGATCGACGATATCGCCAGCTTCACCCATGACCCGCTGGGATATGCGCTTTATGCGTTCCCGTGGGGCGAGGATGGCACAGAGCTGGCGCACGCCACTGGGCCGCGACAGTGGCAGGCTGACGCATTCCGCGAGATAGGCGAGCACCTGCAGAATCCCGCGACACGTCACCAGCCGCTAATGATTTCCCGCGCATCCGGCCACGGCATCGGCAAATCTGCGTTCATCTCGATGCTGATTAACTGGGCCATGTCCACCTGTGAAGATTGCAAGGTGGTAGTGACCGCTAACACCGACAACCAGCTGCGCACTAAGACCTGGCCGGAAATCATCAAATGGTCGAACCTGGCTATCACGAAAGAGTGGTTCACCTGCACCGCCACCGCGATGTACAGCAACGATCCGGGCCACGACAAACGCTGGCGCGCCGATGCTATCCCCTGGTCTGAGCACAACACCGAGGCGTTTGCAGGCCTGCACAACGAGCGTAAGCGCATCGTTGTGGTGTTCGACGAAGCATCCAACATCGCGGATCTGGTTTGGGAGGTTGCCGAGGGTGCGCTGACTGACGAGGACACCGAAATTATCTGGGTGGCGTTCGGTAACCCGACGCGCAACACCGGGCGATTCCGGGAGTGCTTCCGCAAATATAAACACCGCTGGAAGTGCGCGCAGATCGACAGCCGCACAGTCGAAGGCACCAACAAGCAGCAGCTGCAGAAATGGGTCGATGACTACGGCGAGGACAGCGATTTCGTGAAGGTTCGCGTGCGCGGGATCTTCCCGGATGCTTCAGAGCTGCAGTTCATCCCTACCGGGCTGACTGACGAGGCAATGAAGCGCGTTGTGACCGCGGCGCAGGTGGCACACGCCCCGCGGATAATCGGCGTCGACCCGGCTTATTCTGGCGTGGATGATGCAGTGATTTATCTCCGCCAGGGGCTGCACAGCAAAGCGCTGTGGACCGGCAACAAGACCACGGACGATCTGATTATGGCGAAGCGTATCGCTGATTTTGAGGACCAGTACCAGGCTGACGCGGTGTTTATCGACTTCGGCTACGGCACCGGGCTGAAGTCCATCGGTGACGGCTGGGGCCGTACCTGGCAGCTTGTACCGTTCGGCGGCGCATCTGCAGACCCGCAGATGCTGAATAAGCGCGGCGAGATGTTCAACGCCTGTAAGGCGTGGCTCAAGCTCGGCGGCGCTCTGGACGACCAGGAGACGGCGGACGACCTGTCCGCGGCAGAGTACAAGGTGAGGGTGGACGGTAAGATCGTCATGGAGCCGAAGGAAGATATCAAAGAGCGTTTGGGTCGGTCGCCGGGCAAGGGTGATGCGCTGCTTCTGACATTCGCATACCCGGTGACGAAGCGTTCAGATTTCCCTGCCGCCGGTGGCAGGCAGCCAAACGTGATCAGTGAGTACGACCCGTGGGCCTAATTTTTAATGTTTTTTGAATCTTTAATAATATATTCTTTATTTTTTTCATTGTATTTTAATAATGAATTATCAATTTTTGTTTTTAACATTTCAACTTCGCTAGCCGATGCCAGCGGAGATGACTGCTGTAGTTTGCTTTGTGATGCAATATCAAGATTGAATTGTGCCAATAAAGATTCTCTTGAGTTTTCAAGCTGGCTAATGCGCTCATTCTTCTCAGTGATAATTGAATTTGCGTCCTCAATATTTGATTTAAGGTTTTGAATTTCTTTATTTAAAAAATTTATTTTTTTACGTAACTCGTCTCGTTCACTGGTAAGCTCGCCCATTCTTGCCTGAGATTCAGTTATTTGTTCTTTCATTGATTGGATATCTTTTTCAGCGCCAGTTTTAACTCTGTCGTAAGTCACGTCATGCTTAGCCTTCAGACGCTGCAATCGCGTGGAGCGTTGAATCATGCGCGCCTGTTTGAAATTCTCAATCGAATCTGCATTGTCAAGAGGCTTGCTTTGCCATTTCGTTATAGCATTATTAACCCATGGTAAACCAACACATAAAACAAGTGACGAGAATGCGGGTAAAATAATTACGCTCCACCAACTGCTATTTTGAGAAATATATTCTATTTTGTAATAAATTCCGTTATCAGCAAAAAACAAATAAAGTATTTGCTTCCAGTTAAATGCGCACCATGAAATTGCGAAAGCACCGAATGCAGGGTTCTTAACGCGATTCATTGCTGTGTTGAATGTCGATGTCGTGAATTCTTTAAGTGATTCTAACATGATAAGCCCATATGTTTTTTATGGGAGTATACCGATATGGTAGCGCTCAGTCACCAGGCAAAAAAAATGCCCGGACGAACCGGGAGAAACAGGGATGATGGAAAGTGCCGTCCTTGGCTGGGTGTCACAGGGTTTACAGCATGAAGTCATCGCAATGGCGTCCTGCTGTAAAAAGGGCGGTGGTCAGAAAGGGAATAACTGCCACCGCCAAACTTGCACTGGAACTACGGGTATCACGGTCCTGAGGCGTGATTCTGGTGCAGCATGCAGGATTCGAACCTGCGACCAACCGCTTAGAAGGCGGTTGCTCTATCCGACTGAGCTAATGCCACAACAAAAAGAGCACTGATGCTTCGTTGCCGCTCCACATTTCTGCGCGGGTTGGGTTATGAGCCCGTCACGCCAATGCTCTCATCGTTGCATCCTCGTCTCTTCCGAGGTGTCACACCGTACCGCCACGATGGTGAGTCGCTGTCGTGCATGCAGGGCATGGCTTGCACATTCCGGCTACCCGCTGGGCCATGTACCAAGGAGCCCCCGGACCGCTATCGACGCATGTGCCATACGCCGGATGCTTTCACACCTGGAAGCGCACTCCGCCATCTGAGTAACGACAAAGCCACCAATGGAAGGGAATGGGGTGCGCTTTCATGTTGTGTTTACCAAAAAGGTAATAATTTATCGTCAAAAGGTCAATACACTACGACAAATAAATCATATGTGGTTAAATTGGTAATAATTTAAACGCGTATGGAGCGCAGCAAAATGTGCATCAGCAAGCCGAAAGTGAGTTCTCCGCAGGTTCAGGCGGCGCCGCAGGTTTCCGATTCTGCTGTACAGAACGCCGCTGATAGCGATCGTCGTCGCCGTGCCGCAGCGGGCGGGCAGAAATCAACAATCCTGACGTCGAGCCAGGGTGTAACGCAGCCTTCTGGCGGCACTCAGGGTAAGACCCTGCTCGGGGCGTAATCCATGGCCGAACTCTCTCCGAAACAGCATTACCTCAAACACCTGGGGCAGCTCAAAAATGAGCGCACCAGCTTTGAGGAGCACTGGCGCGAACTGGCGGAATTTATCGATCCGCGCAGCACGCGCTTTCTTACGACGGAGAGAAACAACGGCAGCAAGCGTAATACCCGCATCGTTGACCCTACCGCCTCTAAAGCTGCCCGCACTCTGCAATCAGGCATGCTGTCAGGTATCACCAGCCCAACCCGCCCATGGTTTAAGCTGGCAACGCCGGATCCGGAGATGATGCAATATGGACCGGTAAAACGCTGGCTTGATGTGGTCATGACCAGGATGAACGACGTCATGAACCGCTCTAACGTCTACCAGTCCCTGCCGATTATCTACCGGCACCTTGGTGTTTTTGGTACCGCGGCTATGGCGGTTCTCGAAGACGACGAAGATGTGATTCGTACTCATCCTCTGCCGATCGGAAGTTACTACCTGTCAAACTCGCATCGTTTGTCAGTCGATACCACGTATCGCGTTTTCTCCATGACTGCCCGCCAGATTGTAATGCAGTTTGGCCTGGACAACGTCAGTAACGCCGTGCGCGGTGCCTGGGATAACGCGAACTATGAAGCATGGTTCGATGTGGTCCATCTGACAGAACCCAATATCGATCGTGTGAACGGCAAGCTGAATTCCCGTAACAAGGCATTCAAATCGGTGTATTTCGAGTTGTCTGGAGACGGTGACAAGCTCCTTCGTGAGGCTGGTTTTGATGAGCCGCCTATCCTTTCACCGCGCTGGGAGATTAACGGGGAGGACGTTTACGGGAGCAACTGCCCGGGAATGATGGCGCTCGGTACTGGTAAGGCGCTGCAGCTGGAGCAAATTCGCAAAGCTAACGCGATCGATAAGCTTGTTAACCCGCCAATGGTGGCCCCGACAGGTCTTAAAAATAAGCTGATCAACCTTGCCCCTGGCGGAGTTACTTATGTCGATGAGGTTGATGCTACCAAGCTAGTGCGTCCGGCTTACGCCGTCAGCCCGCAGCTTAATGACATGCTCGGCAGCATTGCTGATGACCGCCAAATGATTGAAGCCTGCTTCTTCTCTGACCTGTTTAACCTGTTCAGCACCATCAACACCAGGAGCATGCCAGTGGAGGCTGTGGCCGCAATGCAGGATGAGAAACTCCTGCAGCTTGGTCCAGTACTGGAGCGACTTAATGATGAGTTCCTTGATCCTTTCGTTGATCGCACATTCAACATCATGGCGCGCCGCAACCTCTTTCCTGAGCCACCGGAAGAACTGCAGGGCACTCCTCTGAAAGTTGAATATGTATCCATTTTGGCACAGGCCCAGAAATCTATAGGGATCAGCAGCGTTGAGCGCTTCGTTGGCTTTGTTGGGAATCTTGCAAAAGCCAATCCTGCGGCGCTCGACAAACTCAATATCGACCAGACGATTGACGAGTACGGAAATATGCTCGGCGTCCCGGCCACGATCGTTAACTCTGATGATGAGGTGCAAGCCACGCGCGAACAGCGCGCTCAAATGGAACAACAGCAGCAGATGATGGCTATGGCCCAGCAAGCTGGCGCAACCGCTAAGACCCTGAGCGATACCAACACCGCTGACCCTAGCCTGTTAAAAACCCTCTCTGATGCTGCTCAGCAGCCGGCGGTTACGCAATGACTGATTACCTGAGCGAAGAAGAGCGTGAAGAACTGGCAGCAGATGAGCTCAAAAGGCAGCAGTTACGGCGAGAGAACGAACTTAATGACCTGCGCCTCATCTGCGAGACAGAACACGGCCGCCGTTTCATCTGGCGCCTGATTGAGCAGGCTGGGGTGTGGCGTACGACTTATACCGGTGAGGCGCTCTCGGCAGCCTTCGCCGAAGGAAAACGTAACACGGGACTGAAAGTCTTTTCCGACGTGATGGAGGCGTGTCCCGATCAGTATCTGGCAATGGCCAAAGAGGCCAGCGAGGAATAGCGATGAATTTATTTGAGCGTCTGATGTATCGGCGTTTGTGCAATGAGCAGCCTGCAGATGGTGGGGTAGCTCCAGCAGCATCCGAACCATCCCCGACTCCTGCGGCTGAGCAATCTGAAGCAGCGCAACAACCAGCAGCAGATCCAGAACCTTCGCCAGCTGATGGTGGTAAACCTGAGCCGACTGGCGATAAGCCAACTCCTTCTGCTGAACCATCGGTTCCAGAAAAATATGAACTAACGGCACCTGAAGGCACTGAGCTGGACTCAAAAGCTGTTGAGTTGTTTGAGCCCGTGGCGCGCGAGCTTGGTCTTTCTAATGACCAGGCGCAGAAGTTGGCTGGACTGTGGCCACAACTGCAGGAGCAAATCCAGAACCGCCAGGCTGAGTCGTGGGGGCAGCAGGTTGAACAGTGGGCAGCTGACACGAAGGCTGACAAAGAAATCGGTGGCGACAAATTAACGGTATCCGTCGGACACGCGCAGAAGGCGCTGGATACCTTCGCATCGAAAGAGTTCCGCGAATTCCTTGACTCTACCGGCCTGGGTAACCACCCGGAAATGGTTCGGGCGTTCGCAAAGGTAGGCAAGTTGATGAGTGAAGACAGTTTCGTCACTGGCCAGGGTAACGGATCGCCGAAAAACGATCTGGTCGAAGCGTTTTATCCAAGCAAAAAATAGTGAGGTGTAATCATGGCTTTAATTGGTCAGACGCTGCCTTCTCTTCTTGACGTGTACAGCCGTACCGACAAGAACGGGCGGATCGCTAAAATCGTCGAGCAGCTGGCGAAAAGCAACGATGTCATTACCGATGCGATTTACGTGCCGTGTAACGACGGTTCCAAGCACAAAACTACCATCCGTGCCGGTATTCCCGAGCCGGTGTGGCGCCGTTACAACCAGGGCGTGCAGCCTACCAAAACCCAGACCGTTCCGGTGACTGACACTACCGGTATGCTGTACGACCTTGGCTTTGTGGACAAAGACCTGGCCGATCGCTCCGGTAATGCGGACTCGTTCCGCGTGTCCGAGAACATGGGCAAGCTGCAGGGCTTCAACAACAAGGTTTCCCGCTACACCTTCTACGGCAATACCGATGCTGAGCCGGAAGCGTTCATGGGCCTGGCTCCGCGCTTCAACACTCTTAGCACCTCCAAAGCGGCCAGCGCGGAGAACGTATTCAACGCCGGTGGTAGTGGTTCTACCAATACCTCCATCTGGTTCATGTCCTGGGGTGAGAACACCGCGCACATGATCTATCCGGAAGGTATGGTCGCCGGGTTCCAGCATCAGGATCTGGGTAATGACCTGGTCAGCGATGCGAACGGCGGTCAGTTCCTGGCTTACCGTGATGAGTTCAAATGGCATCTCGGCCTGTCAGTCCGTGACTGGCGTTCGATCTCGCGCATCTGCAACATCGATGTCACCACGTTGACCAAAGATGCTGCAACCGGCGCCGACCTCATCAGCATGATGGTTGATGCGTACTACGCGCGTGATGTAGCAATGCTGGGCGATGGTAAAGAGGTCATCTACTGCAACAAGACCATCCATGCCTGGCTGCACAAGCAGGCTATGAATGCGAAAAACGTTAACCTGACGATCGACGAATATGCCGGTAAGAAAATCGTTTCTTTCCTGGGTATTCCGATCCGTCGCGCTGACGCCATCCTGAATACTGAATCAGCCGTAACGGCGTAAGGGGGGATCATGCTGCTCGACCAGCAAGCGCTTTTTTCCGCAGCTCAGGCCATTACGGCCACGGCTGCTTCTACCAACGTCATTGATACCGGCAGCAATAAAGATGTCGGTAAATATGGCGATATCCCGCTGCTTATCCAGGTGGTTGAAGGTTTCAACAACCTGACCAGCCTGACTGTGACGGTGCAAACCGATGACAACTCTGCATTCAGTTCCGCTGCGGACGTGCTGTCCATGACGATCCCTCTGGCGTCTCTGGTGCTGGGCTATAAGTCTCCGGTTATCACGTTGCCGATGAAGATGGAACGCTACATCCGTCTGAACTATACGGTGACTGGTACTGCGCCGACCACTGGCAAAGTCACTGCGGGTATCACCGGAGGCGTGCAAACCAATGCCTGAGTACAAAGTCGCTAAGCGGTCATTCATCAATGGCCGCCTGCATGAGCCGGGCGACATCGTTACCTACGACGGTGAGCCGGGAAGTAATCTGGTTTCCGTTGATGCCAGCCTGAGCGAAAAGATTGTCCCGGCCAGTGCAGAAGAGTTAACCGAGCTCGACGATTTGCGCAAACAGTATGAAGAAATGTTCGGCGAAGCGCCGCATTTCAATACCAAAGCGGAAACTCTGAAGGCGAAGATCGCCGAAAGGCGAAAAGAACTCGGGGTGTAAGCCCTCATAACCAAAGGGGCGAAAGCCCCTTTTTAGTTGGTGGATGATATGGCATCAGTGATCAATATCTGTAATATCGCGCTGGCACGTATAGGCAACAGCCGGACGATTAACAGCCTCACCGAAAAGACCAAAGAGGCATATACCTGCAACCTGTTTTACGAGTCCATGCGCGACGCAGTTCTGGCAGACAACGACTGGAACTTTGCCATGTCGCGCGTTGTCCTGGCTGACCTTGGCGACCCTGCGCCGGGATGGTTGTTCCGGTATCAGTACCCTACCGACTGCGCGCGCATAGCTGCCATATTACCGAAGTGGTTCACTGGGTCTCATATCGTTCTGCAGGATAAGCCTGTTTTTGAAGTTGGCAGCAATGAAGATGGCACTGGCCGCGTCATTCATACCAATGAGTCTCAGGCGGTACTGCTATACGTGAAAAGCATCACTGACCCGACGATGTTTGATGCCCTGTTCGCTGATGCGCTTTCGTGGCGTATGGCGGCAGAAATAGCCATGCCTATCGCGGCAAATGCCAGTCTCGGCCAGCAGGCAATGGCCAATTATCAGCAGGTGCTTACGGCGGCCATGCAACGCTCTCTGGATGAGGCACATGAACCGCAGCAGGCGATGTCAGACCTTGCCAGTGCGAGGATCTGCTGATGGCTTATTCACTGGTGCAGCCGTCGCTGGCTGGCGGCGAGATATCTCCTTCACTGTATGGTCGAATCGATCTTGAAAAATACCAGACGTCATTGCGCCGCTGCCGCAATTTCATCGTCCGGCAGTCAGGTGGCATTGAAAATCGTCCCGGGTTCCGGTTCCTGGGGAGCGCGAAATATGCAGACCGTTACTGCCGGCTAATACCGTTCCAGTTCAGCGTATCGCAAACCTATGCGCTCGAACTCGGTGATCACTATTTCCGTGTCTGGTCTAACGGCGCGCTGGTTACGGACGGCGGCAGCCCTGTTGAAGTGGCTACCCCATGGCCGGTGAGCGTCATCTCTGAGCTGAAATTTACGCAGTCTGCCGATGTGATGACAGTGTGCCACAACGATTATCCGCCGCTTGAGATCCGCCGTTACGGAGAGGCTGACTGGCGCACCGCCGCAGTGACAACAACCAGCGGGCCATTCCAGGACCTGAACACAGACGACTCGGTAACTGTGTACGCCTCAGGCCGAACTGGATCCGTAACGTTGACTGCCAACAGCCCGATTTTCAAAAGCCAGCACGTGGGAAAACTGTTCTACATGGAACAGAAAGCGGTAGATAGTGTTGGTCGGTGGGAAACCGACAAAGACATCGGGATCGGTGACGAGTGCCGATATCAGGAGAACTTTTATCGCTGTGTTGACGGCGGTTCTAATGGCACCACCGGCACTGTTGCTCCGACCCATACAACGGGAGATTCCTGGGATGGCTGGGGGCTTGGTGGCCGTAACGGTGTGTTGTGGCGCTATCTGCATAGTGGTTTTGGCGTGTGCCGTATTACCGCCGTCGCCGGAGATGGACTAACTGCAACGGCCGACGTTGTGCCACGTCAGGATGGTGAGATCGAGCTGCCGGCGCAAGTGGTGGGTAGCACGTTTGCCACTTACAAATGGGCGCATTATGCCTGGAACGATACTGACGGCTACCCGGGTACAGTTACCTATTACCAGCAGCGGCTTATTTTCGGCGGCAGCCGGGCATTTCCTCAAACTATATGGTGTAGCCGTACCGGTGATTATCACAACTTCTATCGCAGCAACCCGAAGGTTGACGACGATGCGATCACCTATAACTACGCCGGTCGCCAGCTGAACAAAATCCTGCACCTTCTTGATGTCGGTCAGCTTATCGTGCTGACCAGCGGCGGAGAGTTCAAGGTGACAGGCGACAGCAACGGTAACCTGACGGGAACCGGCGGCTTTGCGATGTCCGGTCAGTCATTCAACGGTAGCAGTGATCTGGCTCCAATCAATGTTGGCAGCGTTGCACTGTACGTTCAGCAGAAGGGCTCCATCATCCGTGACTTGTTTTACTCATTCGACCAGGACAGCTATCAATCAAGTGATCTGACCCTCCTGGCCAGTCACCTGTTTAACGGTTACAGCATCAGGGACTGGGCTTTGTCTGTACAGCCGTTCAGCGTTGCATGGTGTGCGAGGAGTGACGGCATGCTGCTTGGCCTGACTTATCTCCGTGAGCAGCAGGTATATGCCTGGCATCCTCACCCGCTAAAAAATGGAGGTGTAGAGTCGCTATGTAGCATCAGTGAAGGGCAGGTTGATGCTGTATATGCACTTATCCGCCGTACGATAAATGGATCGACAGTTCGTTATATTGAGCGACTGAACACCAGGCAGTTTACAGAACAGCAGGATGCATTTTTCGTGGATTCTGGCCTGTCTTACAGCGGAGAAAACACCGATTCTTCACGCACAATGACGATCAGTTCCGCCGGTGGCTGGACCTACCAGGATGAATTCACGCTAACATGCAGCTCTGCAATCTTCGACTCATCGAGCACTGATTACGAGATCCATATTCCCTATACCGAAGGCGGTGTCAGCAAGTCGATGCGTTTGAGCATTGCTGGTGTTATCTCATCAACAGTGGCTACCGTATTAGCAAACCGTGATGTGCCGACAGCGCTGCGCAACACTGCGCAATCAACATGGTCGATAGCACGTCGGACATTTTCGGGACTGTCTCACCTCGAGGGGCAGACGGTTAGCATTCTTGCCGACGGTAACGTTGAACCTCAGCAGGTTGTATCAGGCGGCGAAGTGACGATCGAAAACCACTCGTCAGTGGTGCATATCGGTTTGCCGGTAGCCGCGGTTATCGAAACGCTGGACGTGAACGTTGCAGGGCAGTCTACGCTGCTGGATAAGACCAAACTTATCAATCAGCTTTGTGTAATGCTCAACAGCGGGCGCTCGGTTTGGGCCGGAACAGATGATGCTCACTTACTGGAGTATACCCAGCGTGAGTGGGAATTCTACGACGACCCGGTAGGGCTAAAGACGGGCATCATCGATATGAACCTCGATGCAAACTGGGAGCGTAACGGGCGAGTTGTAATTAGCCATTCCGATCCGCTGCCGCTTGGCATTCTGGCCATTATACCGCGCGTAACGGTAGGGGGCTGATATGCGAAAAGTTGAGATAGTCAGCGTTACTGACGAGCATATCAGCGCAATTCTCCCGCATGTCCGCCAGGCAGACCACGATGAGTTTATGGCTGCCGCTGGGATGACTCCGGCGGAGGTCATCACTCGCGCTATGAAAAGCGCTTCGGTAGCCGCTGCAGGAATGATTAACGGCCAGGTGGTAACCATCTTCGGTATATCTCCGGCATCGATCATCACCGGGCGCGGTATTCCGTGGCTTGTAAGCACCGACCACATTGAGCATCAGCCGCTGACATTCCTCCGACATTGCCGCCCGGTTCTTCGTGACATGTCACGCGGGTATCGCGTGCTTGAAAATTACGTAGATGCGCGTAACCACGCAGTAAAATCCTGGCTTCACTGGATGGGGTTCACTCTTGCTGACCCTGAACCATACGGATTAAAGGGCATGCCATTTCACCACTTTACGAAGGAGATCGACCATGTGTGATGTCGGTACCGCAGCGCTGGCAGTTTCCGCCGTCTCTGGCGGTCTCAGCGCTTACAGCCAGATCCAGACAGGCCGCGCTAATGCCGCACTGGCGAACGCTAACGCCGACGCTCAGGAGCAGGCCGCCCGCGACACTATCAATACAGCTAATGACCAGGCATACCAGCAGCGGCAGCAGGCCCGGCGGGTTGCCGGTCAACAGACCACCGCTCTGGCGGCTAACGGCGCCGACCTGACGAGCGGTAACGCATTGGACCTGACAACTGAAACCATGCAGCAGGGGACGCTTGACGCACTGACCACCATCAACAATGGCCAGCGACAGGCCGCCGGGTTGCAATTCCAGGCTGATACCAGCCGAGCGCAAGGGAAAATTGATAAGCAGTCCGGAATGCTTGGCGCAGGTTCAACACTGCTCAACTCCACGCTGACCGGTCTTAATGCATACAAGACACTGGGCGGTACCTGGAAGCCGCTTTCCGCTAAGTAAAAGGAGCTGACTATGCCAACCGTTCCGCAATATCAACGCCAGAGCCAGACGCAAACCGCGCCGGTGATGACGAGTAATCTTCGTGTGCCGGAAAATCCGCTGGTGCAGGGTATCCAGCAGGCTGCTGATACGTCGATCAATATGATGGCTGATGCAAAGCGCAAGGCTGATGTAGCGCTTAGCCAGGATGCTCTGCTGCAGTTTAATCAGTTCGGTGATGACCAGTTCAACAATCCTGACAATGGTCTGATAACGAAGCAGGGAAAAGCTGCGCTCGGGCAAAGCGATGTCGTCATGCAGAACATGCAGCAGAAAGCTCAGGACTTGCTGGGTACCGTGCCGGATGGCGAAGCCCGTCAGCAGTTATCTTTTCAATTGCAGCAGTCCATGCAGTCATTTCACAACGCCGGTATGAGGTTGGCCAGTTCCAGCAATTTCAGGATCAGCAGTTCTCCGCTATTAAGCAAAACGTGGTAACCCAGTCTCAGGGGCTCTATGGCGATGATGCAGCGTTTGTTAATACGGTAAAAATGGGGTTTGATGCGATAGATCAGTACGCCGCCGCTCATGGATGGAGCCAGGAACAGGTTGTAGCGGAAAAAGAAAAGCTGAAAGAGCAGGCGGCAGATGTCTGCGGCTTAGTATTATTAAAATCAGGAAACGCTGTGAAAAAGAGAGTATGCCGGCGAAGGATCTTACAGAGAAGTTCCGGA